CCAGACTTGTAGACGTGCGTAAGGCCTGAATCACGAACCAGCTCCATCAGCTGGTAGTGAGCCAACTCAGCGTTGTCGTAGCCGTTGATGATCTTCTCGGCTGCGGTGAAGAACTCGTGCCCTGAGAGGCGCTTTAAGGGCGCATCCTTGATGGTGACTTCTGTAGCAGTGGCGCAAGCCGGATAGTCGTATCCGAGGGCGGTAGCGATCTCTGCCACGTAAGCCTCGAGGTCTGCGCCTGTCGGCTTGCCGGCGTGCATGTCTTCCGTGCGGATCTTGTGCACGAAACTCAGGACATCACCACCTACCCCGCAGGCTTTGCAGTCCCAGCAGCCGGTTTCAGTTGCGTACTGAAAGGTCGTGCCGCTATTACCGCCGTGCCAAGGGCACCCGCTCATGCGTTGCGGCTTGTCACCATTCCGCTCTTTCCAGCCGTATTCATCAAAAACGGAATGGCGAAAAACGAGCTCATCCAACCGAGGCCTAAGCAGTGCCTGCACCTCTTCCTTGAAGAACCAGCCCCGTATCTGCCGTGGCGGAACCGCGGTTTGCCCACCGAGTTCGTCCTTGAGCTCTTTCTGCTGTGCGTCTGAAAGCCACTGGACAGGCTTTCTATGTGGCCTGAGCACGTCAAGCACCCAAGCCGGAGCTTCAGCTACTCGACCCTCGTTGTAGTTGAGAAAGCGATAGGGCTTCTTTGTATCGGGATGTGGTGAGCCTGGAACAACGCTTTGGCAGGCATTGAAGCGCAGCACAACCTCTTGGTATTGCTCTCCGGTGATCGCGTCAAAGTCACCGCCGGCTCCCCGATTGGTGTCACCCTGCCCCAGGTGCCAGGAGCCGTCGTCAGTGCGAAGGATTAAGGTTTTTACATGCGCCAGCTCCTCCGTCTGGTGCTCCGGCACGCGGTAGAGGATTTGACGACGCCCAGGTTTCCCCGAGGTCGTCGACATAGTGCGTTCTTCACCGAAAGGCTCGTATTCATCACCAGCTACTGCGCGATAGCGGGCGTCTGCCGTTTCGCCATCAATATCCAGAGCGATTAGACCACCCGAGAACGAGCCGGTAACTACACCGAGGCCGACGTAATCGCGCCTCAGCTGGTAGGCCGCCATGCACTCAACACGTGACAGCGGTTTAGTGGTCCATTCTTTGATGTAGGTCTCTTTCCCAGCTACGGGAACAAAGGTCCACTCATCAGGGAAGACACCACGGCGAAGCAGCTCAATCGCTCGTCCTTCTAAAAGGGCCGAGTTATTGCCTTTGGTTTGTTCGTCCATTAAGTTAGAGAGAAGCAAGTGAAGGCCCTAGACCCTCTGCGTCCAGCGGGGGGTCTTTTTGTGGGCGTGTTTCACCGTAACCAGCTTCCCCGGCCGCTACAAGCGATGTGAATGAGTCCGGTGAGACTCATACTTTCCTGCGAAATATCACTGACAGCATTGACATTCTCATACCTACCCCCTACCATCTGCTCACGAGGCCGGATCCATCCGCGCCTCTGGCACATCACCCACATTTTAGGGATTTCGCCACATGTCTACGTTTCTTTCTGCTGCTGCCATTGAGGAGATCTCTAAGGAGTCTTCTGGCTCTGGGCGCTATTTGAACCCCGCCAAGATCACTGAAGAGGTGCGTGTGCGCTTCTTCGGCTCTGGTGTTACCGGTTTCGAGGCTTGGACGATCGATAACAAGCCGGTTCGTTGGGAGACCAAGCCTGAAGAGCTGCCTTCAAACATTCGTCAACAGGAGGGTTACCAAACCATCAAGCGCTTTCTCGCTGGTGTGGTTTACGACTACTCAGCTGGCGACTTCAAGATTCTGCATATTACGCAGAAGACCTTGATGGATCAGCTCTTCAAATTCATCTCTGATGCGGATTACGGTGATCCAACCGAATACGACATCAAGATCAGCCGAACCGGTGAAGGTAAGAAAACCGAGTACACACTCGTTGCCGCACCACCGAAAGAAGTAAAAGCTGACATCCGTCAGCGTTACGACGAGCTGAAGTGCAACTTGTATCTCCTCTTTGACGGAGAGGATCCCTTCTCCGAGGCCTGACCCATTAACGGGGGGCTACGGCCCCCTTTCTTCTTTCTCTCCCAATGGAAACCACCAAAATCCTCGGACGCAACATCCGCTTTCATTTATTCCGCACGCAACTGACGCTGCGCGAAGTCGCCGAGGCCTCAGGGATCTCTTCTTACTCCCTAGGGCGCATGGCTAGCGGCAAGACAAAGCTGATCGACCCAAACGTTCTCGCCGATCTCATGCGTGTCTTTAAATGCGACGCCAACGAGCTGCTTCTACCGATCGAGGGCGTTCCCTATGGCAAATGATTTAATCCGAGGCTTACCCAAGTACGAGCCGGTCCGCTCGCATCATGAGGGTGAGCGCAGCTACTCCACCCCGATCGGACAATGCCGCTCTGTGACCACAATTCTCAGCGCCACTCGCGACGACTCGGGATTGCAAGCTTGGCGTGAATCAGTCGGAGAGGCGAAAGCTAACTTCATCTGCAACTTGGCCAGCTTTCGCGGCACCCGTCACCACGATTACGTGGAGCGGTTCCTGATGGATGGCACCGAGCCCGAGTTCGATTTCCTCAACACGCCTTACTGGAAGAGCACCCGCGACTTTCTGAATCGTGTGCGCAAGCCTCTTGTGTCCGAGGGTGCCATCTACCATCCGCTTCGTTACGCGGGCACTTTCGACTGCATCGCTTACTTAGACGACGACGGCGAACAGCCTTCGCTCTTGGACTGGAAGACAGCAGACAAGCTGCGCAATCCAACCAAGATGTACGAGTATTCGCTGCAGGTTGCTGCGTACGTCGCAGCCTCGAACTACGTCTACAAACCCCAGGGTCTGAACATCCAACGAGCCCTGATCGTGGTTGCCATACCTGACGAGAAGCCTCAGATCGAAGAGCTGTCGCCGCGCAAGCTCACACAGTACATGCAGCACTTTGAAGCACGGCTCCGGCGATTTACCCGAGCACGCGCATGACTGACTACACCTCACTCCACACTTTGACGACCAACGTCATTGGTGGCGCCTCTCTCATGCAGCACGCAAACGCCTGCGGAATCGACGGAACAGAACTAGAGGATCCACACAGCGCGATCACTTATGAGCTCTACCTCCACCTAACAACCAAGCTTGGCCTCGATTTCGAGGTGACCGCATCTCACGTTCTGCTTTCGATCGTCCATCTACTGCATGACGATGACGTGTGTGCTTACAACGTGAAGTCCTTAGCCAATCTGCTGTGGAAGATCCTTGGGGATCCAGACGGTAACGGTTCTGAGCCACCCGCTGTTTATACCGAGGCTGGAAAGGCTGTTTACGCCTGGATTCTTGTTCTGCTTCATCCAATCAAACTCCAAAACTGATCATGCTCATCGGTATCTATTCATCTACCGCTGGTAGCGGCAAATCCTCGATTGCCGATCATTTGGTAACTCACTATGGCTTTACCCATTTGAGCTTTGCCGAACCGCTTAAGGCGATGGTCGGCACGCTGCTGCGGGAGTTTGGCTACAGCCCGCAGGATGCGCACCACATGACACACGTAGCCAAGAGCGCGCCGCTACCCGAGATCGACGATCGCCTCGATGCGCGCCACCTTCTTAGGACGCTTGGTACCGAATGGGGCCGCGACTGCGTTCACCCTGAGTTGTGGCTTCGCTGCTGGACTTTTCGTTTTATGCAGCTACAACTGCAGGGAGTTAAGCACGTTGTCGTAGACGACATGCGTTTCCCGAACGAAGCTGCCCTGCTTGACCGGTTTGGTGCACAGCTGTGGAAGGTAAATCGCCCCGAGGCTGATGCCACTACAGCGCATCGTTCCGAGGGAAGCCTGGATCACCTTAAGTCTATAGCTGACCCGGATAATGATTACTCTATTGGCTTTTTGCACACCATAGAAAACGATGGCTATTTGGATGAGTTAATTGCTGAAGTTGATGATATTATGTCTTTCACTAACTTCGCTCTTTCCCTCTAATGGACTCGCAATTTCTCCTCATGCTTCCTCAGTACATCCGGCTGGCTACCAGCGCCTCAGCTGAAACAATCCGAAATAACAAATTAACCAATGTCTATAGCGATACTTACTTTAAGATCGCGCGCCAACAGGGCATAGCGCATGCACGCGCTTGGCTACTGGGCTCCCTTATCCGAGATCTGCACACTGCTTGAGTTGCCCTCACCATGGCGGATCCCATAACTCAGTATCTAAATGACATTGCGCGCCATCCGATCTTGTCGCGCGAA